CGGTGGGACCGCAGTATGAAGTGAACACCGATGTCCTGCATCCGGGCGAGAAGACGCGGGAGACCTGGCCGAACCGGATCTGGTATCGGCGGGGTGACGGACGCTATCCGGCGCTCAGGTCGGTGGAAGTCAGCAGTCGTCTGCAGGAGTTTTTGACCTTAAAGACCAATTTTGAACAGCAGATCCATGAGAACACCCTGCCCAGTTATATGCAGGGCGGCCAGACTGGTGGCGCAGGGCGGACGGCCACCGGCCTGTCAATGTTGATGGGATCGGCCAACCTGGATGTCAAAGACCAGATAGTGAATTTTGACCTGGGCATTACCCGGCCGCTGGTTCGGGGTTTCTATCTCTGGAACATGCAGTTCAACCCCGACGACAACATCAAGGGCGATTACGAGGTGGTGGCCAGGGGCAGCTCCAGTTTAATGGCCAAGGAGTTGCGGGCCAGCAACCTGGATCAGCTGCTGCCGATTTTGGCCAACCCGAAGTACGACCGGTTTATTGATGACCGTCGTCTATTGGAGGAGATCTTTAAGGTCAGGGATCTGACCGACACCGAGATCCTGCTGAGTGAAGCCGAGTTCGATGAACGGGAGGCTTTGAAGCAGCAGGTCCAGCAGTTGCAGCAGCAGCTGGGGCAGGGCATGCGATTGCTAGACATGCTGCAGAAGATTGCCCCGAATCTTGTCAGACAGGCCATGGATCGGCTCGGACCGGAGGCAACCAATGCAGGACTGGCACAACCAGGCGGATAACGCTCTGGCGGAATTGAGAGAACACCACGGCAACCCGTGTTACCAGGCGATGGTGCAGTGGTTGCAGTGTCTGTACGAACGTGAAAAAGAACGCATCGCCATGGCCGACGAACCTGACCAGGTGCAATTTCACTGGCTGATGGCCAAAGGTGTGAAGGAGCTGCTATCCATGGTGCAGCTCACCCCCGAGTAATCCGGATCCCTGTAGAGGCCCGGAGGCAACATGAACCCCAACGACAAACCCGAACCGGATGATGACCAGGATTATGACCAGCTCTGGGACTCAGAAGCGGAAGACGATGACGCCCTCGATGCCGGGGAACCGTCCGGCGGGGAACCGCCCGCCTCGTCTGCAGCATCACCTGACCCGGACCCTGCGTCTGAAGCTCCTGATGGTCAACGGGATCCTGATGACGCTCCGCCCGATGCTGAAGCGGATCCGGCGGCGGAGAATCAGGAAATTGAAGCGCTCAAACAGAAGTTAAGGTCGGCGGAAGGCCGGTTCAGCAAGTTTGAGGAACACATTGACGGGCTGAAATCCCAGCTCTCTGAACTGGAAGGCCAGCGGCAGCCAGCGGAGGCACCGGCACCGGAACCGGAACCCGAGCTGACCCTGCCGGACGGCTGGAGCAAGGAGGACTGGGAGGATTTTTCAGCGGACAACCCGGCGCAGGCGGAACTCCTGCAGACCCAAACCCGACAGGTCCAGCAGCTCAGGGAGACGGTGGAAGCCTCTGAACAGCAGAGGCAGCAGCAGGAGGCGATGCAGGCGTTCCGTTCGGAAATCCTGGCGGCGCATTCTGACTACGACGAGGTGCTGGCAACACAAAGGGACGACATCGTGAGTTTTATCAATGCACAGGCGAACCCGGTCTTGAAGTCGGCCTACCAGGCGATTTACGAACGAGGCAGCGCCTCGGAAGTGGCCAGCCTGATGACCGACTACAAGGCGTCCAGGGCCAGCCCGGATAAGGCGCCAGTCGATGATCGTCGAGTGGATGATGCCCTGGCTGTACCCGGTCGTTCAGCGGTGCCGGCGGCGAACAGCCGCAGTGGCGCACCGGACAAGGACGATTACGACGGCAGCTGGGATTACTTTCCGGATGAATCCATCGACTGAAGCCGGAGGTTTCAGTCATGTCAGGTTCCACTGACTACGGGGACATTTCCCCACGTACCGCCGTTTACGCCAGTAAACGGTTGCTCAAAAGAGCGATTCCCTATCTTGTTATTGAAAAGTTTGGCCAGCCCCGGCCACTGCCTCGGAAATCCAGTGACACCATTGTCTTTCGTCGGTTCGAGCGATTCCCGATCACGCCCAACCCGCTGACCGAGGGTGTCACCCCGAGCGCCCGCAAGCTCAAGACCACCGACATTCCGGCGCAGCTGCAGCAATACGGTGATCGCATCCAGATCACCGACAAAATCGAGGACACTCACGAAGACCCGGTGATGCGGGAGAGCGTGGACATCCTCGGTGAACAGTCTGCCCAGATGCTGGAAGTGGTGCGTTTCTACGCCCTGAGAGGCGGCACCAATGTCTTCTATTCCGGCGCCGCCAGTGCCCGGGGTGAAGTGGTTGAGCCGATCAACCGGGACATGCAGCGCAAGATCATGCGCCAATTGAAGCGCCAGGACACCCGCAAGATCACCCGCATTGTCCGCAGCACACCCAGTTATGCGACCCAGAACGTCAACGCCGCCTATGTCGGCCTGTGCCATCCGGACGTGGAAAACGACATCCGTGACATGCAGGGCTTTGTCCCGGTCGAGGACTATGGCCAAATCCCGCCGTATGAATCGGAGATCGGCAAGGTCGAGGACATCCGTTACCTGACCAGCACCATCTTTGAGCCCTGGGAAGGCGAGGGCGGCGACATTGGTGGCGCACCGGAATCCGGTCGGACAGTGGTCGGTGAAGGCAAGGCCGATGTCTACCCGATCCTGTTTGTCGGGGCGGACGCTTACGGCATCGTGCCGCTGAAAGGCAAGAACGCGGTGACACCGATGGTCGTCAATCCCAAACCCAGCGACTCTGACCCACTGGCCCAGCGTGGCCATGTTGGCTGGAAGGCCTACCAGACCGCCGTCATCCTCAATGACGCCTGGATGGTCCGGGGTGAAGTGGCGGTCAGCGCCTGAGTGTCACCCAGATCTCCGGCCTTGACGGCCGGAAGGAGTTCGGGATGTTTGAAAAACAGAAGCACCTGACCGTCTACAGCCGTGACAAGCTGCAGAAGATGCCGCGCGAGCAGCTGAACACGGCGGCGCTGCAGTGGGGTCTGGTGCCCCATGACAACCTGGCGGACGAGGATCTGGTGGATGAAATCATCACCCAGCAGGCGGCCCGGCTGCAGGAAATGGATCAGGACGACAAGGGCCATGTGTCGAATCCGGAGGCCATTGAGAAAGCCCAAGCCAGTTCGCCTGTCGCTTCGGTAGCCAAGGCGGTGTCAAAACCCAAGGCCGTGGCCGAACCCAGGGAGTTGCCTAAAAGCCCTGCCGAGGAACGGGTGTGGATCCGCATTGCAGCAGGCAATACAGCACTGGAAAAGACGGCGGTGTTCGCCAACCTGAACGGCGACAACTGCCTGATCAAGCGGGGCGAGTGGGTGAAGGTCAAGAAGAAGTTCCTGGGTGTGTTCAATGATGCGATTGTCACCACAGTAGAGATCGACAAGGACGACAACAAGGTCCTGCGTCATGTCCCCCGCTTCAACATTTCCGTCCGGTCGCTGGAGCAGGGCGTGCCTACCGGCTCCGGTGATGTCATGAGCTCGTTCTGATGACCGTCGCCGAGTTGCTGGAGCCTCTGGCCTTCACCCTCAACGACGAGAGTCACGTCACTTACCCTGTTAAGCACCTGCTGTCGGCGATCAACAACGGCTGCCGGATGATTGCCATTTTGCGACCGGATGCCAGTACCGAAACGGAGCCGGTGACGCTCAAGGCAGGGGCACTGCAGCATTTACCGGATAAGGCACAGCGGTTGCTGCAGGGCTGTTACCGGATGGAGGGGGAGCAACCAACGACACCTCTGGAGCTGGTCAACCGCAGTGACCTGGACCGGCTGGATCCGGGCTGGCAAAACCGGGAAGCCACGGAGGATGTGCAGGAGCTGATGTACGACGAGCGGTTCCCCAAGACGTACTGGTGTTATCCACCGGCGGTGGAAGGTTTGCAGCTGCAGCTGTCGTTTTCGGTGATGCCCAAGCGGGTGGCCAGTGAAGACGATGACTTCCCGTTGTCGGAAAAATACATCCCGGTCGTGATCGAATGGGTGTTGTACCTGATGTGGAGCCGGGACGCTGAGAACAGCATGAACCAGCAGCGGGCATCGGAACATCGTAACCAGTTCTACGCCATGTTGCAGATCAAGACCCAGGCCGACCAGATGGTGTCACCCATTAACGAGGGTGTGGAGGGTTGACCATGGCCACCTTGTCGGAACTGCTGCCGGACGTGCATATCGAGGCACCGAACTGCCATGTCGGCCTGATCCGCAAACAGTTGCAGGCCACGGTACGGCATTTCTGCAAAGAGACTTACTACTGGCAGCATGACCTGCCGGCCATTACCTTGCTGCCGTTCAACGGCCAGGCACCGGGCACGTACCTGTATGAGCTGGATATTCCTGAAGGCAGCGAGATCCTTGGCGTCAAGGAACTGCTGTACGAACAACGTCCAATGGCCATGAAGAGCACCCAGTGGCTGGATGAAGAGTTTCCCAACTGGCGGGAGCAAACCGGTGATCCTCGTTACTACCTGATGCTGTCAGACCGTCGTGTCCGCTTTGTACCGGCCAGTGATGAAGTGCAGCCCATTGCTGTGACCGGCACGGTCATCCTGCAGCCCAGCCGCAAGGCCGAGGACTTTGGCGATGACCTGTTGCAGTACGACCAGGGACTGGTGCACGGCGCTTTGTTCCGGCTGCTGGCGATGGCCAACAAGCCGTGGTCGGATCCGCAGCGGGCGCAGGTGTGCCAGATCGAGTATGTCGAGGCGATCAGCCAGGCCAAGCACGAAGCCATGCGCGACTGGTCCACCGGTGCCGAAACCATGGCCCGGAGATCCTGGTTATGACCGAGCTGCAACCTTTTTACCGGGGCGATGATCATGCTCTGGAAGTCGTTGTCCGGCTCAAGGATGAGCACAAACAGGAACCGGTGGACATTACCGGCTGGCTGTTTATCAGCACCCTGAAACTGTCGTCGGAACTGCCGGATCAGCCGGCTCTAGATGAAGACGGCAACCGGCAGGTGCTGCAGATCCAGACCGAAGCGGAAGACGGCGAACCGGCTCAGGAAGGCCGGATTATCCTGCTGTACCCCTCCGACATGACCAAAGACCTGATTCCCACCACCTATGACATGGACATCCAGGTGCAGTTCAGTGGCGTCACCCAGACGCTGATTAAATCGCAGATCACCGTGTTAGCCGATGTGTCCCATGGAGACCGCTGATGAGTAACCAGGCAATTACTGTTGAAGTGGTGGCTGGTCGCCAGCTGGTTGTCGAAGTGCCGCCGCAGGAGCTGCTGCAGCTGGAAGCGGAAGTGTCGGTGATATCCCCCAGTCAGGTGGCCATCCTGGAAGGGATCCGCAACGACTCGGAAGCGGCCAGGGACCGGGCGATTACCTCAGAGACCAATGCCGCCAACAGTGAGTCGCTGACAGAGGGTTACCGGGACGAGTCCCTGCAGTTTCGTGATACTTCCGAGGGCTATCGGGATGAATCACTGGACCTGAAAGACCAGACGGACAGCCTGCACCAGGCGACAACGGTTCTTCATGACCATGTGGTGGTCCTGCATGACGAGGCGGAAGGCTTTGCCGAACAGAGTGACCAGCGGGCCAGTGATTCAGAGTCCGCCCGGGACGATTCACAAACGGCCAGGGACGATTCACAAACGGCCAGGGATCAGTCGGTCACATCCGCAGCGGAATCGAAACAGTCCGCAGCGGCATCAAACGCCAGCCAGATCGCGGCGTCGTTATCCGAGCAGGCGGCTTCTGACAGCCAGGATGCCGCCAAGGTCTCAGAGACCGCCAGCAAGAATTCAGAAGAGGCCAGTGCCGAAAATTCGGCCAGTGCCATGGCCTCCAAAAAAGCCAGTGCCCAAAGTGCCGAGGCTTCCGCCGGATCGGCCTCTGAATCAGAACAGTCCGCCGCAGCGGCCAAGGCTTCAGAGCTGGCATCCAAACAATCTGAAGACAATGCCCTGGCCAGCAAGGAGTCTGCCGCCCAGTCATCAATGGCATCAGAGACTTCTTCACAGGCCAGTGCCGCCAGTGCCCAGTTATCGGATGACCATCAACAGTCAGCGGACGGCAGTCGTCAGGCGGCGGCGGGATCGGCCACGGAAGCGAGTGCCGCCCAGGTGGCCAGTGAGCTGGCCAGTGATCTGTCCCGGCGCTGGGCGACAGAGGACTATGACACACCGGTTGAAGAGGACAAATACAGCAGCCTGCACTGGTCAGAGGTCGCCCGGCAGTATGCCGCCAGCATGACCAACGGCATGTACTTCGCTGGCCGTTGGGACATGGATGACGGTCTGCCGCCGGAACCTACTGACGATCGGGTGCCCTGGTATCGGATCGTCAACAACGACGTCAATGACAGAGTGCCGGAGAATGCTATCTGGCGGGCTTTGGTGGATGAGAGCAACAAGGGCGACCAGCTGGTCTGGGACCCCATCGCCAAGGAGTGGTTCCTGATTGACACCTCCGATGAGATCTGGACGGTCAATGGCCAGAAGGGCAATGTCGTGCTGGATGCAGATGATGTGGGTGCTGTTGCAACTTCTGGCGGGACAGTGACGGGGCAACTGACATTAAACGGATCTGTCCTGAATCAGTTGCGTTTGCATCGACCAGGTATCAGTGAGTGGAAAATTGGGGCAACAGAGGGTGCTGGAAATTTTGCCCTGTATAGAGGTTCTGACAATAAGCCTTCTCTATGGATTTCCCATGAAAGCAGTTATAACTTTCGTGTTGATGGCTCCGGTGGCAGCAGAATCTATCACCAGGCATTCAAGCCGACCGCTGCGGATGTTGGCCTTGGCAACGTTGATAATGTCAAACAGGTCCCTGTCACACGAACGGTCAACGGCAAGCCCCTGTCCGCAGACATTGCCCTGTCAGCCGCCGATGTCGGCGCCTGGCCGGCCAGCTACGTCCCCGGCTGGGATGAAATCACCGGCAAGCCCAGCACCTACCCGCCCGCCGTCCACCACCATGATGATGATTATGCCGCCAAGAGCCACAGCCACAGCAATTATGTGGTGACAACCCGGACCATCAACGGCAAGCCGTTGTCAGAGGATATCACCCTGACGGCGGGGGATGTGGGGGCCAGACCATCCAACTGGGTGCCAAGCTGGTCGGATGTCACTGACAAGCCAGATACCTATCCGCCAAGCAGCCACAACCACAGTGAATATGTGGTTAAAGACGACAGTCGCCTGGCGGACAACACCGTCGCTTACTGGATGAAAATGTATGCCGTTCCAGCCGATACATTGGTGCCTTTGACCGATTATGACGGTCAACCCCTGAACATCAATTACCTGTATGAAGTCACAGCCTGTACGACCAAAACCGGTACCCGGACAGGCACCAAGGCGGTATTCTGGTATCAGAACGGCTGGGCACGTCATATTGTTTCATCCAGTTCTACCAGCTCCAACCATCCCCGGTTTGAACTGAACAGTGAAGGTACTCCCTGTGTCGCCCATAATCATGCCAACAGCTATACCGTTCGGGTGATTTTCAACCGCTTGATACCGGGCAATACCAATGTTCATAGAGATTACTTTGGCTTGAATGGTCATCTGAGAGCCGATGATAATTTGTTCCAGTACCGGGAGCAGAATGTCTATCACACGGGCAACAAGCCGACTGCTTCTGATGTTGGCCTGTCGAATGTCGATAACGTCAAACAACTGCCCATTACTGGCGGTACAATGACCGGCAACTTAATTGTTAAAGGTAATCACCACATAGAAATACAGGCGGAGAATGCCAAAGGCTATGCCGCCATCATGGGGACATCAGCCACGGACAATGAATACCTGTTTGGTGGCAAGGCTGCAGGAGAAACAAACATTGGCCCTTACGTCCGGGTGGGGACAGGGACGTTCACCTACAGCAACGGATCAAATTCTTATGGCATCTACCACACAGGCAGAAAACCCACTGCAGCAGAAGTTAACGCGGTATCCAGCGATGATTCCGGATTCAGGGCACGTAGGGATACAGGCTATGAATTTCCTATCACGGGTTTGACATCGGGAAACTGGGCAAGGGGCGCAGGCTATTTTCGTGCCAGTGACAATGCTCAAGGCCGTTTTGTCATAGGGTGTTATGGGATAGCGAATGAAGCCACCCGATTCACCGTAGGCGAAGGGAATTGGTGGTCGTCTGGCTGCTGGCTGTCTGCGGATAAGGAGGGTGTCTATGTAGGTTCAGACAGATGGCCTGTTTATCACATGGACAACAAGCCCACCCCCTCCGACATTGGCGCAGAACCCACTCTGGATGCTGACCGCAAACGCAAGATCACCATATCCACAGAAGAACCCAGCGGTGGCAGTGATGGAGATATCTGGTTTCTTATTAAAGAATAATTTGATTCTTTTGAGCTAGAAAAGAATGGTGTTAAGTACCAGGCAGCAACCGTATTAAATAATTATTGTCAATTTGATGATGTGATTATATTTCCATCGTCATCACTTAATACAAAGGTTTCGGTTAAACTTTTCGCAGATTAATTATGTTTGTAAAATATGGTGGTCATTGGGTTGATGGTAAAGATGTTCGCATAAACCATGCAGGAGTATGGCTGGAAAATCCTAGAAATTTTGTTAGGCATGGTGGTCAATGGATAGAGATCGAGATGGATAGCAAACATGTTATAACCATCCACGAAAGCTATGCCGGTGGTGACTGGCGGCACGGATACTGGGAGCCGAGCTTCGGTGACTTGAAGCCCAAAACGGTTGAAGGTTTTGAAGGCAGGTGTACGGACTTGAACTATGCGAGCGGATCGAATGCCAACTATGTGTTCACTTCGAGTTCTGTGTCAGATTTAAACAAAACGGTCAGCATTTCTGATGGTGAATCAACAATAGAAATTATTTTAAATACTGAATGGCATGGATCGGCAGAAGGTCGATGGTATGGTGATGATGTTTTTGAATTTTCAAAGAATGCCGGAAAAATAATTGCACTGGACATAAAATCTGAAAATGTTGCCGTTAGTAAACATGAAGTCACCTTGCAAATTGGATCGCCAACCTTTGGCTCTTTGGGGTATGACAATCTTTATGAATTTATCGGGAAAATAGAGTCACGTCATAGTGATGCAGTGGGCGGAGACATAAATAGATATATGCAAAGTGGAAGTTCGATTGTTCTGCAGTTTCATGCCAAGATGCCAGCAGGGAAAAAAGTAACGGTTACTGATTCCTCTGGAAATAGTTACACAGGAATATTACAGGCCAGTGGTGGTTATCCTGGTAACAGCTTTTTGGAATTTAGACCGAAAAGAATCTGGTTTAACAATAATTATCCGCCAAAAGTCACTCTTACTGTTGGGGTGCATACTGATGCCCAAAGTCCTTGAAGATCTGGTCGCCAAGCTGAAGGCCGAAGGTCATGACGATGACTCCGCCTGGGCGATAGCGACCAGTCAACTACAGAAGCAGGGTGTCCTTGAGAAGGGCACCCAGAAACTCGCCAAGAAACGGAAACCCCGCCGCAAGAAGTAATTCCCATGACCCCTGAAGGTGAACGCTGCCGGTTGATGATCCGAACGGCGCTGGAGAAGTATGGCCTGCCGTCCAGCGAGGCGGCCATCCGGCTGTTGTGTATGATCGCCGCCCATGAATCCGGTGGCTTCACTTACGTCAAACAAGTCAGGGGGCCTGCCCTGAGCCTGTTCCAGATCGAACCGCGCAGCTACCAGGACGTTTGCAGCTATGCCCAGCACCGCAATTACCTGGATGGCGAGTTTCCCAGCCCGCCGGAACGACTCATTTTTGATGGTCTCTATGCCGCCGCCATTGGGCGGCTTTTTTTTCTGCGAGTACCGGAGCAGTTGCCGGAACCCAACAACATCAAAGCACTGGCCTATTACGCCAAAAAGTACTGGAACACTGAGCAAGGCAAGGCGACGCCGGCCATGTACGAGAACGCCTACCGGGAGCACTTCACATGAAGATGGACAGCAAATTCACGCTCGGTGATATAGCAGGCCTGCTGGCCATGGTCGCCGTCCTGATCGGCTGGGGAATCTCGGTGGAGCGTCGGCTGGCCATCAAGCTGTCTGCTGACCGGTTTCACCAGGAACTGAAAGACTTCAAGGACAACCAGAACAGCAATCAGAAAGACCTGAAGACCGAGCTGGACACCGACATCCGCATTCTCCGTGAGCGCCTGAACCAGCTGCCGCCACCGTAATGAAACTGATCTTCAACCGCTTTCTCGGGACCCTGCCGCAAGTGGATCCCAGTCTGCTGCAGGCCAACAATGCGACGGTGGCGGAAAATGTCCGGTTGGACCGTGGCAGTCTCTACAGTCTGAAGAAGCCGAAATTCTACCGGGAGTCCCGCAAGCCACGGGACCAGCTGACCCTGTACCGGTTTGCGCCGGTGCCGGACGATCCGGATTCCGGCTGGATGTTCAGCTGGGACCGGGTGGTTGATGTGGCGCCGGGCCCGGTGGCCGGCAACCGACAGCACTTGACCTACTGGACTGGGGAGGACTATCCCCGCTACACGGATAACAGCATCGGCACCAGTGAAGAAGGCCCACTGCCCACCGGATCCTACCGGCTGGGCGTAGAGGCTCCGGAGTATGGGCCGCACCTGGAGCTGATTTTCCAGGAGCCACCGGAGCCGCCAGAGCCTGTCCCGCCGGATCCGGATAAGACAGACGACGATGATGACGATGAGCTGCCGGAATCCGAGGATGCCAGCACCGAAGTGGACCGGGACTACGTGGTCACGTTCCTGCAGCAGCTGGGCAGTCTGGTCATGGAGGGACCGCCCAGCGAGCCCAGCAAGATTGTCACTGTGCCGTCCAGTCCCAAGGGTTTCGGCGTCAAGGTCACGAACATTGCCGACCCGCCTTCAGGGCCTTACCCGTGGCACGGCAAACGGCTGTATCGACGCATTTACTCGGCAGGCCTGACCCAGTTTGCCCTGGTCGCTGAACTGGGGCTGGATCAATCCGAGTTTGAAGACTACACGCCGGATGCCGAGATCCCCGGTGACCAGCTGGTCAGCCAGAACTATGACCCGCCGCCGGAGACCATGCACAGTCTGGGCGTCCTGAGCAACGGCCTGATGTTCGGTGCCAACGAGTACGATGTCTGCATTTCAGAGCCTTACCTGCCCCATGCCTGGAACCCGTTTGCCCGCTATCCCTTGCCGCACCCCATTGTCGGCATGGGGCAGGCAGACAACCAGATCGTGGCGATCACCGCCAAGAACCCGTACATGGTTGTGGGTTTCAGTCCCAGCAACATGAATACTGTCGAGCTGCACTTAGGGCAGGGCTGCCTGTCCAAGCGCAGCATCATATCCGGCAGCTTTGGCTGCTGTTACGCCAGCCCGGACGGCATGGTGCTGATCAGCGGCCAGGGTAGCCGGATTATCACCGCAGGCCTGTTAACCCGGGAACAGTGGCAGGACCTGAATCCGGCCAGCATGATCAGCGCCACTGACGAGGATCTGCTGGTTGTGACGTATACCCGTGCGGATGGCAGTCATGGGACGATGTTCATGGATCCGGCCAGTCCGGAAATGGGCATCCGCTTTACCGACCAGTATTTCCTGTCGGCTTACCATGACGGCCTGCTGAATGGCCTGCTGGTCTGGGAACCCAATGAGCAGGCCATTTGCCTGTGGGACGAGGGCGACCTGCTGCCCTATACCTGGCGCAGCAAGTTGCACGTCCTGCCGATGCCGCTGTGCATGACCGCGGCACGGGTGGAGGCGGACAGTTACGACAACCTGACCTTCCGGCTTTATATCGACGATGCCCTGAAATACCAGGTGCCGGTTGTCGGCAGTGACGGTTTCCGGCTGCCATCCGGCTACCAGAGTCGTCTGATGCGGGTGGAACTGATCGGTACGGATGTTGTCCGTTCCCTGTGCATTGCCGAGGCACCACATGAGCTTGAGTAGGCACCATCTGATTGGCCTGATGGACCCGCCCAGGGAAGGTAACCTGCAAACCAGCCAGTGGATGCAGCAAGTCACGTCGATGGTCCGACAGGGCATGGGCATGCAGGGAGACAGTCAGGCCAAGTGGCTGACCTGGCAGGATCTGGAGACTAACCACATTGTCCAACCCTTGCCGGGTGGTGGTTATGCACCGGGGGATGGCACGGAACCGCCGGACATGAGTCCGCCGCCGGCCTTGCTGAATCTGGAAGCCAGGGGCGGCATGACGGCTATCCGGGTGCTCTGGGACAACCCGGATCTCAACTATGACTATCGGGTGGAAGTGCATAAATCGGCCACCGATGATTTAGGCGAGGCTTATCTGGTCGGCACATCGCAGGGCACCATCTTTGAAGATGTTGTCGGCAGTGATACGACAACCTGGTACTACTGGGTGCGGGTAGCCAAGACCGTCAACAACCAGGTGATTGTTGGTCCCTGGAACAAAACCGAAGGCACACCGGCGGCAGCGGCGCCGGACCCGGACTGGATCCTGAAGGATCTGGAAGGCAAGATCGACGACAGTCACCTGAATGACTTGCTCAGTGGCGAGATCGACAAAATCCCGAGGCTGGAGATTGACCTGTCCGAGCTGGAAGTCGGCCTGAATACCGAAATCACCGAGCGCAAGGACGAAGACACACAGCTGCACTCCCGCATCGACACCAATGTTTCCCGTATTGATGACAACACAGCGGCCATTATCAAGGAATCCGAAACCCGGGCCACCGAAGACGAAGCCCTGGCCAGACAGATAGAAACGCTGGCGGTCGAAGTCGGTGACAACACCGCCGCCATCCAGACCGAATCGGAAGTCCGGGCGACAGAAGACGCTGCCCTGGCTACTCGCATCACCCAGCTGCAGGTCGAGGTGGATGGCGAGTTCGCCGGTATCCGGGATGAAATGACGGTCATCATTGATGACCAGGAGAAACTGGCGCAACGGGTGGGCACCGTCGAGCTGGATCTGGAAGACACCAAAGGTGCCATAGAACAGCAGTTCAAGGTCTTTGAAGACGAGTTTGAGAATATCCGGGCGGAATACACCGTCAAGCTCGATGTCGATGGCTACGTTGGCGGCTTTGGCTTGGTCAATGATGGCGATGTCATCACCGCCCTGTGGCGTGTCGATGTCTTCGGGGTGGGTGCGCCCGGTTGTGAAACCCTGGCCTTCGCCGTTGACGCCACTACTGATCCGCCCATAGTGGCCATGAACGGCGCCAGCATTGTCCATGGTTCTCTGGGCACCGCCCAGATCGGTGAGCTGGATGTCGACCGTCTGGTTGGCGGCACAGCGGACTGGGTGGAGGCCAATATCCGCGATGCCAGCATCACCAACGCCAAGATTGGCAATGTCATCCAGAGCAACAATTATGAAGCCGGTAAGTCCGGCTGGCTGCTGAACAAGGCAGGATTCCTGGAATGTTTCCAGATCTTCGCCCGGGGCAAGATCGACGGCAGCATCATCCGTGGATCGGTCATTGAAGGCGGCATGCTGATCCAGAGTGACATCCAGATCACCACGCCCACTGAAGCTGACCTCGGTCCGGGCACAATCCGATACCTGTCTGTAGTGACCACCAGTGAACAGGTGGCAGACTATACCAATGAAAGCGGCGGCTCATCAGCAGAGAAAACCCGGTTATTGCCTATCGCTACGGCCAACTACACGGCGGAAGGTCATCAGGAATACGGTGACGGGGATGTCAAGGAACCGGTTTACATCAACTTCAATCGTTACCTGAAATACCAGGTTAAACCCTGGGTGTTCGCCAGGTTTTCACTCAGTTTTTATCAAGACAACCGCTACATCGACTTTCGTTTCACCCTGTTCGGCATCCATCTGGATAATAGCGAAACCGTGGTTTATCAGGGTTCCAGGGAAACGGCCAGGTATCCCTATCCAACCCTGTTTCCAGGCTGGTATCACGGCACCATGACGGGTGGCGAATGGAGTATTTACATCCATGAGAGGACGGACTGTCAGGATTCGTCATGCCGTTACACCTATGCCGTTACTAAGGCAGTCGTCACTTATGACAAGTTGTCGTATGGGTTCGACAGCAGCCAGTACAAAGGTCTGAAAGCCCGCTTTGAAAGCTGGTCACGCTCCGGAGTGACCACACGAGTCAAGGAAATCCTGATCAAAGATACTTTGTCTGACTACCTATGACTTACCCTGACCTTGGCATTGATGTCACCCGGTACCCAAGGATACTGGTGCTGGGCAACAGCGAGGCGGCACTGTGCCTGTATCAACGCCTGCAACAGGAAGCCGATCCAGACCAGAGTCTGGTGCTCAGTCGCCAGCCGGTCAAACAGCCTTTTGACCTGGTGTTGGATGTAGACCAGCCCGCCAGTGTCCCCCTGAAAGAGTACGACTACGCACTGTACCATTCGGTTTCATGGCAATTCTGCATGGGCCTGACGCCCGCCCGCAAGGCCTTGCGGGACAGTGACTGGCAGGCGCAGAGAGATCTTGAGCGGCTGTTCCTGCAGTGGCATGACGACGGCAAGCACACTTTGCCAATGGCCATCCTGAACCTGTTCCGGCATCGGGAAATCATGCGGGCGGAAACACACGTGGAACCCAGTCGTGTTATTTGATGCGTCGCTGATGGCCGAGCAGGCCTGGATGCTCTGGGAACCGGCCTTGCTGGACCGGACCGGCCACTTCCATGACCTGAAGGGCATCAAGATCATCCAGCCGTTTACCCTGGCCAGTGACCGGGCCAGGGCGTCGACCTTTGCCGAGCTGTGCCGGTCACGGGCTAACCGGATCATCAACAAGGGTAAGAAGATTAACCTGCTGTGGTCGGGCGGCGCCGACAGCTCCCTGGTGTTGTTGCTGTTTCGTGAGCAGGGCATTGACCCGGACCAGTTGCGGATACTGGCCTCGGTGGACAGTTTCCGGATTAACCCGAAGCTGGGGCAACTGATCAGTAACACTTACGAGCTGGCCAGCCCACGGCTGCACCCGCAAGGCCTGCGGACGTTCATGGACAATCAACAGGCTGTCGTGAGCGGCATCGGGCTGGACATGCTGACCGGCTGCGGGTTTGATGTCACGGAAAACGACTGTGAGACATTAACGGAACTGTCTGCCTGGTTACGGCAGGTGACCGGATCCACGGCCAGTGATGCCGGCTATCAGGCCATCTATGACGGGCTGGCCGAGGCCTCCGGCTATCCCTGCACGACCATTACCGAATACAGCCGGTTGAAGAACCTGGTGCTGTGCTGGCAACCGGAGCTGTTGCATATTGGTCGGCTGGCCAGTTATGGCCAGTACGGAGAGCACTACGTCAACTTCTACACCAACCGGATCCTGCAGGGCTGGTCACTGACACAGCCACTGGACACGCTTTCCAAGCGGGACGGCTGGGGCAACAAACAACTGGCGGCGGATCTGATCACCGAGCTGGATCCGGCCATGCTCCCACGGCCGCATTGCCGGCAAAGCCTGTCCATGGTGCGCCTGTATCAGAAAGGTGCCAGAGCCGTGCAGAAGATCACCGACGACTGGCAATACCTGACGTGAAACAGGAACAGGATCTCATCCGCTACTGGCTCAAGGACAACCCCGAAGCCATAGAGCTGGCCAACGATTACAGCATTGTCTCGCAGATCTGGGATGACCTGCACGACGGTGATAAACCGGTGACCCGGGCGCAGATTGATTACATGATGCAGCTGGCGCTGGTCGATATCCCCAAAAACCCGTTCTTTCAGCGCAACTACCTGGAACTGATGCCGATGGTGCAGCACTGCCTGATGACCTGGCAGGACGCCAATACCCTGGAGGCCAAGGGCGATGACCGGGATCTGTACGTCAGCTACATCATCCGCAGCGTCACCACCGACCTGATCATCCACATGGCCGGCATCATCGGCGGCACCACCTGGCGACGGCAGGCGGCGCTGGCCATTCGCCGGACCGTTTACCACGACAACGAATCCTTTGCAGAGTACCGCCAGGAGGTTCTGGCGCAACGTGCGAAAAATCCGGCCAACGGCCATTCATCACCCACCACCTGAAAACCCTCATGAACACATCCCTGTTTCCGGTTGTTCATATCCATGAACGATCCAATACTGTTTTTGCTTATAGCTAGTTCCCGTCCAAAAACGAGGCTATGGAATCTAAGTTGGACGATTGTTCCCATAGAATAAGCCAGAAGATTGCTTCCTTTACCTCAACATTGTCCGCTCG